TCCTCGGCCGACAGCCGGTAGTCAATAGAGTCTTGCCCAATACCTTCCCACGCGGATGCCATAGTGCCGCGATGACCCGCCATCATTTCAATCATCATAGCATCTTGCTTAGCCAAGTCAGCTTCGACATCTGTCATGTCGAGTTTAACTTTCCGATATATCGGAGCGGGTGGAGTTTGTGCAATGGACGCGGCGGCCATTTGAATTTTCATCATCACAGAGGCTTGCTGCGCAAATATGTGATTTCCCTTTTCAGCCGATTCAGAAACTGCGTCGAGTGCAGTTTTCAATGCTGTCATAACGACGGTGCCTAGGTCGGCACCTGAGGTCACGCCTGAAAATATTTTATCAAACGCCGCCTTAGATCTTGCTGCGGCGGTCTCGAACGAAGCAGCAACGTCGTTGACACCTCCCTTGACTTTCCCTAGAGCAGCGTCGCGTTTTTCCTGTTCGACACGATGCCGTTCTTCATTAGCCCTCTGTGATTCTTCCTGCGATCCAAAATATGATTTCCATAGGGCATCTGCCCATGCTATCGATTCCTCTGTCATATAACCGAAATGCTGTCCGACTCTCGTGATAAATCCGAGTGTCGAGTTTGCGGCGTACGATATAGATGTGATCGTGAGCGCCGCTGCTGTAAATCCATCTGCGATGAATTTTGCCACAATCACCGCGACCGGCGCAAGGGCCAAAAGAGTGTCTTTAAATACTCCGGTTTCAATATAACTTTCGCGGAATTTATCTATGATGGTAGTAAACGCCGGCGCCAGTTTAGCGGCTATCCATACGCCGAGTTGTTGTATGGATCCACTTACTGCGTTAAATGCCTCGCTGGCTTTTTGTATATTGTTCAAGTCTTCATTAGTCACCGCTGTCCCTGACGCATTGAGCGTCGATATCGCAGATGAGATCGAACCGTAAGAATCGCTCATCATTATAGAAAGTTTTGCCGCCCCTTCGCCAAGTATCGCATTGCCTCTCGCAACTCGTGCGCCTTGATCGTCCATGTCTTTTAGTGCTGACGATATTGCAATAAATTGAGCCTCCACCGGCATGAGGTTCAATCGCTCGGCAGAGAGGCCGATTGCGCGCAAGGCAGTCGCGGCTTCCCCGCTCGGTTGTATCAACGCCTTGCCGATAGTGTCTTGCATTTTTCTTATGACTTGCGACATGTCTTGGAGCGACGCACCTGACATCTGCGCCGCAAGAGTCATCGCCTGAATCGCAGGCGCGCTTCCGCCGGTTGACTCCATGAGCTTGCGCATCTCGATTCCGGCTTGCGCAGACTCAACGACAAAGTTCCCCATCGCCTGCGCGCTGCGCGTGATCGCCTGTGCTAGTATGGTACCAGACGCCACCGCAGCACTCATTGCAGCTACTCCAAAAGACCTGGTCTCTTTTCCAGCCGCTTGCGACTTGGCGGCAAAGCCGTGCAATTTTCTTTCCAATTGAAGTATCCGCCGCTCCATCGCCTCTGTTTCGGCGGTGGCTACCAAGCGGATGCCGGTGACTGGTGTTGAAGCGGGCATGATTATATCATATGTTTTCTATGGCAGAATCAACCTCGGATGCGCCGAATACCTGGCGCAATCTTGATAGCAAAATTTCAGCGGGATCGCGCGCCGGTTCAGGCCTGAACTTCATCAGGAACTTATCGATGCTTTCGCATCGCTTCCCCCTGCCACGATTGATATTGGCAAGGGTTGCGGATACCTGCGCGGCATGCCAGTCTTCCCTATTAATCCACGGATCGATGCCATTGTCTATGGCATGAACCAAGATATCATAGTATGTAAAATGTTCCTCTGCTTCCTGGATTGAGCAACCCCGTACACGGGCCATGCGGACAAGCATGGCCCATGGCTCATCCTCGATTAATCTTTTTTTACCGCTTCCGATGCCTCCTTGCTGAGGCCGTTGATATCCATACACGCCTTGAAAATTTCCATGAAATCCTGTTGATCCATGTCCATGATCGTATCATCGTCTTCCGCGATCAGCGATCCCGCCTCATCGCACAGAGATGACTGGACCATGGCGGCGCACCATGCCGCCCGCTCTGAGGCATGGCTTTCTGGCGTGACCTGTACAGCGGTCAACGCGGCGATGGTCTTGTATGCGGCGCGGCGTACAAATACATCCGCATCCGCCACAGGGAGACGGACCTTTTTGACGGTCGCCGATTTGGATTTTGCGATGATGTCTTTGAGCGATTGCATGGGATTTACCTCGGGGGTGAGATGGGGTTGATTGAACTACCGCCCGTCTAGATCGCGCTAGACGGGCGGCGCAAAGATCAGGATACCGTTGACTGCGTCCGGACCACGGAGTTGACCACGAAAGAGGTCGATGCCTCCATCAGGGATCCGCCGCCGGCCTCGGCGCCGCTAGGCTCCCAGTTCTGGAAAAATCCTGTCACCACGAGCCGCGCGCCCTGGCCGGCAACCTGGCCAATGGGCTTGGGGAACTGAATCGTGAAGGCATCTTCAACGCCGACAGGCGGCGCATAGTCCGGATCATAGATCACGGTCATGGCCATGTCGGCGAACTCCTTGACGGTCCCCGGGCGGAACACTTTGGTCAAATCGTCGACCCCGGTCAGTTCAAGTTTTGACACGGAAACAGCAGGATCCGCGTTAATCGACTTGATGGTGGCAGTGAATCCGCCGGTGCTTGTGATGGTCAAGCCGGCGCCGTCGAACCCTTTGGGATATCCAGGCATGGTTAAGTCTCCGTGATAGGTGATATCATATGCGCGATCCGCCCTAGATCAAGGGGCGGTTATATCCGCCCAGGCCACGCGCCATTGATCCGCGATCCGGCGGACCACGGTGTCCGATCCATCCTGCACAACGCCCTCTTCCTCCTGGCGGGTCAAGTGCGCGGCCTTGCCAAGATGATATGATACGCCGTCGATCGTCATGACCACGGCCGTCTTGCCGTCCAAGGTCATCATGCGATCCCGGCAGAGGGATGCAACGCGGGCCGCTTCAAGGTAGTCTTCCGACATTGTTGAAATTTCTATCACGCCCATGTGCAAGCCGGGTTCCCCGGAGTAGGTCATGACGGTATCATCGCCAAGGGATCCGATGACAATGGCGGGGTAGGTATCGCGGACATGCATGCGCTCGATGCGCACCCGGTTGCGCACCGCTTTTTTCAAGGCAGTATCATCCGCGAGAAATTTTCGGATTGGTATGGTGTGGCTCATGGGTTCTTTTTCAGGAAGCGGCCCTTAGCGTCTCGGCCTGGTTTTGCGGTCTTCTTGATGAAGCGCCCTTGCGCATCGCGGCCAGGGCGGGCAACCTTCGGCGTCTTTGGCGCCGGGGATGATGGAGCAGACATGGAATCGCCGCCGGACGGGATAACAGAATCGCCCACGGCGCCTGATGAGGGAGCAACCTCTCCGCCATTTTTAACGCCAGGAATTTTCGCCCGTTTCTTGGCCATGTTGTTGACCTTTTTGAAGTGCGCGCGCAAGAGTTTTTCAGAAAGTTTTTCAAGCATGTATTCAACAACCAGCTTCCGTTGCGGCCATCCAGCAACGCGCGTCTTTTCCAACATGTGGCGCGGGCGGATGATACCGCCGCCGCGATGCTTGAAGCCAAAATCGATGAAGTGGAAATAAGCGCCGGGGGTAGGCGCGCGCCCGCGCGATCCCTTGATCGGCTGTAATTTTCCAGGAGTACCGTCGGGGTTATCGCGCTGTACCGCGATCCGTGCGTCACGCCTTACGCCGACCTTGGCGACGGTCCTTCCGTTCTTGGATTTGAACTGCATGCCCAGTGACTTGGACAACGCGCCTACACCAAAACGAAACGACTCTGAGTTTATCGTGCCTTTAAGCTGAGTCTCCATCAGCGATGCGCCGGCAAGCAGCGCCTCGCGGGTGACTCGATGAAAGACATGCCGGGGCAAGACGCGCATGGCCGCCTGAAATTCCTCCCATAATTTTGCATCGATTTCAAGCGCAATCATGGGTCGATCCTTTCGGTAGCATCGATGCGGATCTCCCAGTCATCGCCGCTCATGTCTCCGGTGATACCGGACACATCATAAATTTTTCCATCGGTACCGACAAGGCGATCATCAACGCGGATGGGATGACCCGCGCGCACCGTGATCGCGTGCGATACCGCAGCATCGATGCCGCGCGATAATGCATCTGATCTCTCCCTGCCGGATATGGGAACGATACGCGCCCATACTTTTCCAATGGGTTGCCAGGTATCCGCGCGTTCCCCGGCGGCGTCGGTACCATCTGTTCGGCGCTCAACGGTCAAGATATTTGATAGGCGACCGATGCGCATTATCGAATCCTTTGTCCATAGATGTCAATCTCTCCCTCACCAGGAGACACGTTGACATCGGTCGCAGTGCCGTCGACAATATGCCGCGCATATACCCGGCGCGGTACGGCGGGATGGCTGAACCGCACACGGCCGCCGCGCTGAGTTGATGCGCCGCCATATCCGGTTGCGGACAACTGCCCAATGGCCTCGGCCTTGACGGCAATGGCGGTCAATGTGGCGCCGCCGGTAGGGGTCACGGTAATCCTGATATCGGTGCTCGATACTACGGTTGTCGATACCGTACCATTGGTGATGGCCGGCGCCCCGTTTTGAATTGATGATCCGGCAACCCACGTCTCCCAGTGTTGCCATGTCGAGTTGATCAACGCGGACACGGACAACTTAAACATCCAGGGATTTACAGCCGCTCCGAAGATGTCCATAGACAACGCGGTTGTTGACGCGGAAGATTTTCGGTTTGATACCCGGATGTCTTCCGGTGTTGCGTGATAGGCCGATGCTGCGGCGATGGTCGATATGAGGTTGTCATTGCTGTCCGCATACCGCACGATGTTTGTCACGGTATCGTCAAGGATTGCGTCCACAACGACAGTTTCTTTTTCAAGATTTTTATCAACGAATCGCACCGCAGTCGTGATGTTTCCACCGCTCACAAAGGCGGCATTGGGAGCATGCAGTTTGATGTTGGAGTTCTTAATGTTTTGTACACTGATGGCACTAGCACTACCAACCGGACCGATGAAAAGGTCGGCGTCAACCGTGCGGCATTGATCAAAAATTTCTTGGAGGCGCTTGCCGAAAGTGACTCCGTTTGTGATGGGGACCGCGCCATAGAGCTTTAATTTCAACGCCAGTTCTTGTGCGGTCGATATGTCCGCGCCCCAATACTCGGGGAAGTCGACAACGACATCCTTGAAAACCGCATTGCGCGCACGGCAGAAAAATCCCAGGCGGTTCGATAGGAGAAACATATGATCGACATACGAGTCGGCCCCGCTCCATGAGCATCCGCAATCGCCGCCTTCAACCCATATCGTCGATACTCGATAGGGGAACATCTCCGTCCGCACGCCATAGCCCCATGACTCATCTTCAAGATATGGTGATGATGGGTTGTCGCCACCGCGCTTGATCGGATATAATACCGTCAAGTCATGGATAGTGCAGAAACAACGGTGATCGTAATGGCGGATATGTATTCCGCCGTTCTTGTACTGGCAATCAATCGTCAACTTTCGGATATCGCAATGGCTGTGCGCGATGATCGATGTAGGATGCGCGGGCGTTTCGTAATCAATTTTCCATGTGGCCATGGAGTCGATGATGATATGATCCGCAAGATGAACTCGATGCGTGATGCGCAATGACCCGGGCGGCACATAGACGATGGCGCGTGTACCATCGGATGGCACGCCCCAGAGTTCAATAGGGCTTGTGCCAAGGATGAATCCTGATACCGGGAAAAAGATAAACCTGAACCGTTGCCCCTTCCAGTAGGTACCATCCGATATCTCGATGACGGTAGTATCATGAACCCAATCGCCGGATGAATCAAAATTTTCATGACGGGTCCAAGCCCCGGCATGCGCGCGATACAATCCATTGTCGACATTGGATGCGGCCGATGTGACAAGGACTACGTCGCCGTCAACGAGTTGAACACCGTCGATGATCTGCAATCCTGTCAATCCGCCCGGCGCGATGTAATACCATGTCGCCACCTTGGCAATGACGGTTGTCGGCCGCGCTGTAAAATATTTATCCCGGGCGCGGGCATATGACTGCGCGGCGGCCATGCATGTTTCAAGCGCGGTTGTATCATCAGCGATACCGTCGAGTACCGCGCCGTAGTCGGTTACATTGAAAATCTTCAAGTCGCTTCCCGCGCCACCGCCGCTTGATCCTGATCCCGATGACCCGCCGGCAACGGATATTGATATGCCGCCGTCCATGCGAACAAGGCCAATGCCCTCGATCTCGATCGCGGCGCGGGGGGTATCGATGTGCGTGGTGGCCAGGAACTGCACGATCAATCCGCCATCAGAATGATGGGCCCGGCTATGGGCCTGATTGCGGTAGTGCCATCGTCAACGGTGACAGCATATCGTCCAATGTCTGTGTCCTGGGCGGGCTTGCGCAGACCGCTTGTCGTGACCTTGCTGATCGTCATCACGATGCGCCCGTCCGCCGCCGCGCCGTCAACGGCGGCCGATGCGTTGATGGTGCCGTATGACCTCGATGTCACGGTGGCGGATATCGCACATCCGGTCAAATCTTGCGCTTTGTATTTTACACCATCGATCGTGATCGATCCTGCATCATCGCGGATCAAAACGCGGAAGGCCAGGCGGGCGGTGATACCTACCCGGATGGGAAGTTTTTGCTCAGCGGATGCGTTGGCCTCAAGCCATGCGGGATCGATAGGCATGATCAGGATTTCTCCATGGCAGCAAGAGCGCGGCGCACCGCCGCCTCTTGTTCAGGGGATAAGGACTTGGAGATTTTCTTTTTCACCTTGGCGATGACGGGCGCGGCAACCTCCCGCAAGACCGGGTCTTTCATCATGTCATCATGCGATTCCTCTATCGATCTGATCAGCGGCTCGACAACTGATGCGCGGTGCTTTACTATATCACGATCCGTCTTTTGTCTCGTGTTCAAAAGCATAGTTGCCAGGAGTGATACAATGGGGCCGCCAGCCCCCGTTGACCTAGCCAGTACCGCAAGCGTGGTCAACGCGGTCATGCCCGCGCCGATGACCCATCCCCATCCGGTCGATGACTCAACGCGCTTTATATTTTCATCGGTTGACGCGCGATAGGCAGAGGGGGATTTCAGGATCTTTTCAGGCGGGATCGATGCGGGCGGAAACTCCTCCACCGGTACCTCGGCGGCGGCGGCGGCATTGCGGCCCGCGTCATCCGCGATGGCTGCGGCGGCGGCACCGGATGCGGGGGCAACCTCGTCGATGAACAGCGCAAGGGCCTTGGCCCCGGCGGCGGCATCGGCAGCGGCTTGAGCGCGGGGATTGGGGGAGCGGTCTTTCTCACATCCGGACATGATCAGGATGGCGATGCATGCCGCGATGAAAATGCCGATGGTGGATATGAACCGCATGGCGGTATCATATGCAAAATCCCGGCAGTTCAAGAGAGGGCGTAGCCCTTCTCAATCGCGACTTCAAGATCCTCGATGGGAAGACGGGCGCCGTCCTTGACGATGGCAATCTCGATAAACCCAATGCCGATGCCGGATGCCGCAATGGCGGCGGTGGCGGCGGATGAAAATGCGACAACAATCATCCCATTGGGGAGATCGGTACCAATTGCATTAAGATCGATGACGGTATCCGCAATCAACTCCAAAGATTTTACACGGTTTTTCAACACGGCCTTCCCTGCCGTAGCGCCGGTCAAGTTCATGGGTGCGCCGTCTTCTAGGATGGTGACAACCCGGCGAAAATCATAACCGGTTTTGATGAGTGGCGTGACGGCCATGGGTTATACCTCCCTGAAAATCATATGCACTTTTGCGCCATTGTCTATCGATGAAAATTTTCCGGATTGGCATTCAGGATGTATGCGCGGTTGCGCTAGGATGGATCGCGCGCCACCATCGCATATCGCATATGGCGATGACCCGGCGTCGATGGTCAAGCGGCCGTAAGGTCGACCGCCCCGGATACCGCCCATGAACCACCTGAAAATTGTGCTGATCATGACGGGTCAATACCCTTCAAAGCGTCGCGGGCTTCCGTGGATATCGCCGCTTCCCATGCAACCGTGGTATCGTCTTCCGCATAGACGCGGATCGTTGACCCGGTGATCTCGACCCTGTTGCGCGATGGGCGCAGAGCATCCCGCACTGTGCGCCCGCCATTGGATCCGCCGGCCAGGTTGCGGGACAGGATTGCATCCGCGATGACATCAGCGGATGGCGCCCCGGGCAAGGCCGCGATCTGCGCGGATATCGCACCGATGAGCGCGGCGACATCAGATGCATCCGCCGGATCTGGCGGAAGCGCGGCGGTCTTGGCGGCGATGGATGCGATCGTGGCATTATCCGGCGGGGTGGCGTTGCGGCTCGATACCGCCACATCCAAGCGGCCCATCACGGTAGGCGTGATGCCGGCATCGATGATCGCTTGATCCGCTTCCGCGTTGACCTGCGCGGGCGTGGCGCGGGTTGATATCGCGGCGTCGATGCGGCCGAGTTCCGTGGTCAATTCCGTCCGGACCTGCGATGCGTTTTGCGCGGCGGTAGGCGGGGCGGTATATGACGCGGCGGCAAGCCTTGTGTTGACCTGGGCGTTGCTCGCGGGATCGGCGGGCAAGAGGTCAGTCTTTGCCTTGATCGCGGCAATGCCCGCGTTGTCCGGGGCGGTGGCGTTGCGCGTGGAAATTGCCACATCGATGCGGCCCAGTTCCGTGGCCAGGTTGGTGCGCACAGAAGCGGGTGTTGCCAATGACGGCGATGCGGTCGGGGCGGTAGCCGCGCCGTCGATGCCAAGACGATGACGGATCTGCTCTTTCTCCCCGGCGGTCCAATCCGATGACCCGCCCCCGCCGCCGGCCGGCGCCTGTTCAAGGGCCTTGGTTGTGAAGCGCAACCCGCCTACATCCTCAGTCAAGGTATTCAGTTTTGCAAGCGTTGCCGCTTCCGTGGGGGTAAGCCCGCTGGTGCCGGTCTCGATCGCGTAGACCTTGTCCGGGTCCATCTGGATCGATCCGCTTGTGGCGGCGATCACCGTTGATCCATCATCGCGGTACAGGCGGGCGCCGGCAATGATCACCGGCGATGCGGTGATGTTATCGAGTTTAAGATTGATGAGTGAAGTCACCACCTTGTAGTTGACAAGATCATCGGCAACGATGCTATTGAAGAAATTTCTAATCCCGTCTGCCGTGGTCTCGATCACGCTCATCCAAGCATACATGCGCTGTACCGTGGTGACGCCATCCGGATCGCTGATATCGATATGAACGGTAGGATAATCGGCGGTAAATTCCGTGACGGTCGAACCATCGATACCGTTGGTAACATAGACGGTATCAGATGCTTGGGATGCTAGGGCCGTCCAGCCAGATGCCGATGCGATGGTTTGCAGTTGAAGCGGGAGAAGCCCGGCCTTGGTCAAGCGGATCCGGATGACATCGCCATTGGAGAACGGATTTCCTTCCGGATACGCAAGAGTCCATGACGTACCGGATATGATTTCGTTTGCGATTTCAGTTGCCGTTGTGACGTTGTAGACCTGGATCCGCGATCCGGTTGATATGCCAGAAACTTGGGCGGCGTTCAGCGTCGTCGGCAGGGGGTATTGTTGCCGTTGACTTGTGGCATCGGTGGTGGTGATGACCGCGATATAGGTCAAAGCGTTTGAAGCATTGGCCACCGTGGTCGTGGCGCGCACCATCAACTTGACGCCCGTCGCCGGATTGATCGCGCCGAGGGCGTTGAGGTTGGCGCCTGTAAGAGCAAGCCATGTCCCGTTGAAACCAGATCCGGAATCCCATTGGAATTCCAGGGAAAAGTTTGCAGTGTTTGTGCCGGTGATGACTGGTGCGGAGTTAGTCAGGCTCGTGATACCAAGCGCGAAATACGGCATCGTCCATGTGATGCTGTCGCTCACGTTTGGCATCACCACCGATCCCGTTGACGTAAAGCCCGCACCGGATCCAAAAGAGGTTGATACCTGTGATGCTGTTGATGGCAACGCTTCATTGGCGGCGATGACAATGCGCCCGGCCGTGGTCGATATAAAAGCATCTTCCCAATGGCGGCCGTAGACCGATGCTTGGCCGGTGGTGCTGTATGTCCACCGGCAACCCCGCGCCGTGATAGCAAGCGCGGATATCGATTGGCTATCGCCGGCGTCTCCCCATACGTTATCACATGTGACATTTTGTACAGTGTTAGCCAGAGACAAAGCGGCGCTGCGCACATTGTCGGCATACAGCCGGCGCATGCGCACATCGATGCATACCGAAGCCGATACAATATTGCCGCACGCATTGGCGGATCCCATGTGATACGGGGCTGATGCGGTACCAAGATTGCGGAACTCAATACCGCTTGCGCTACCAGATATCAACAAGATCGCAGTGTATGGATGAACATTGGCAATGCCACCAAGGTTGCTGAATCCGTCAATGAAAATACTGGAACTTGTATCAGTCACTTCAAATGCGCCGACAAGGGGATTGGTTGTGGATGTGGCGGCGGTCAAAAGATCCGCATATCGAGTATCAAGGATATCGCATCGAGACACCTGGGACAGGCGCACCCGTCCGCCGATAGTCGTCAAGCGCGCGATGTCTACATCGAAACACCGGGCCAATGATAAGGATCGTACATCGGCGTTGTTGCGCGTTGATGTGCCAAGCGTAGCGCTACCGAACAGGGAAAAGCGGCAATCGTCAATCGTGATGTTCGCGCAGTCCGTAAGGGTCACGGTGTTGTTGCCGGCGCCGGATGCCGCATACCGCGTGGCCGATACAGTATCAAGCACTACACCAGTCAAACATGCCGATATGGAAACCGGGGTCAGTTCACGGGCCCACTCTATACCGAAGCCGCAGTTTTCTATGGTGCAGGTTGAAGCAACGTTCGATATCAATACCGCCGTCAATCCTGAATTAGCGATCGATACGGAGTATGGCGATGCGGCGTTGATGTAAAGACCAGGAGCGGATACCTTGTCGATGTTAATGACGCCGGCTGATGTGGTCAATGTCTCCCATCGATCAGCAAGAGTGCCACGACATGTCACGCCGGTGAAAGGTGATTCGCTTACGGATATGAAAATATTGGGGATGCGTACGCGGCACCCGGATGGCGGAATGCGGCCACCGGTTGCGGAATTGAATCCGCCAAAGCGTATACCAGTAGACATCAACGAAATAGTACGGCCGC